GTATGAACCTTTGGCCACCGCGATATTCACACCGTTATTCTCAAACTGGTATCCCATGCCAGAAGCGATCTGCTGCATGACTGTTGCCACGTCAGTATTCGCTGCGATGCTGAGAGGAGCTACGGGCTGCACAAGTGCGGAGTAACCGATCTGCGCTTCGACGTAGAGATACGCGTTTGGCATCGAGGTATAGACGCCCCAACAATTCAGGATGTCTCCGTTATAGACAAGAGTTTGCTGAGTCCCGTCGATAGCAAATACCTGAATTGAGTTAAACGCAAACGACGATCCCGAAGAACTCACAACCAAGTCGTCCCATAGCATGCTGGTCAGCGTGTTCATGTTGCTTGCCGTCACGCCGAATATTTGCGCCCGAAGCGTCCCCATCATCGCTCCGCCCGCATTGTCGATGTAAACTGAGGCGCGGAATCCTTCAAGAGTAATCGTGTTTCCCGTTTGCCCGCCAGAGGAAAACAGTGATCCGTTCGCCAGTGTGAAAATAAACCTTAATGCTTTCGTGTTTTGGAAAGAACTAGGAGCCGATCCCATTGAACGCCTCCAAGTCTGCCGAGTCGAGATAGAGCAATACCCAGCGCGTACTGAGTCCAGTGTAAACGGGATCATTCGTTCCCTGCGTATCGTAGAATACCATCCAGCCTGAGAACCCAAGGTAGGATGTAGGCACAAGCGATACGAGATTCTTGCACTGCACTGCATAAGCGATCTGCGTTCCATTCACAGCCAAGTCAAGGAACATACATTGGTTTTTCACATACACAGAAATAGAGCATGACTGTGCATCAAGCACAACCTTTGTCTGCTGCGAAGGAACGGATTGAAGGACGATCTGCTGCATTACTTGACTCCCACCGTGCCATCCCCAAATATCTTTGCCAGCCATGAAGTCGGAGGCGTAGAAGGCTGCGTGATTCCGTTGCTCACTTGAGACGTGGCGCTTGGGGATTGCGGCGAGGTAATTCCTGTCGTTCCAATCGGAACGTTGCTCAGCGCCGCCGTGACCTGCAAAACCTGCTTGAGTGATACTTCTACAATCAGCATCGTAGCTCCATGCGTGGCCGTGCGCTGGTAGCTGTACCTCTCTATCGTGCAAGCCCCATTCGATCCGCTATACGAGGCGTCTGGGGTGTAGACATTGTAGAGAGAAGTTGACTGGCAGGCCGCGTCAATGGCAGCAAGAAAGGCTATTTTCTCGCCCTCAGTTCCGCTGAGAGCTAAAGTGACAACTGGATTTGATGGAACGAAAACTTTATTGAAACTCGCAAAGGATGCTCCCTGACTTACATTGTTCGCTTCAATCGGGAAATCGCTCACTTGCATCGAGCGCGTAAACCCGAACGATAGAACGGAAAGTGTTCCGCCATCAGTTGGCGTATAGATGGGCTCATTTGCTAAAGTGAAGATTCCCCACGGCAATTCTCCCGGCGCTTGATTTACCCACTCCTGCTGCTGTGGCGCGATGCTGATATTAATACTCGGCGATCCGGGCGCGGTTCTGGGAATCGCTGGCACGCCAGGATAGTTCGGGACCGACGGAAAGGGTATCAGTGGCATCAGTAAAGTCCAAAGTTCTGTTGCGTTAAAAGCGTGTTCCAATCCATCCCGCGAACCATCGAAGGCGTCATGGCAGAGCTTCCGGCAGGATTGCTCATATTGATCGTTCCAATGTGCGTTACCTTGCTATTGTCTGTGCTGCTTGTACTATTTGAGTTGCTTGTTCCGGCGAGCGCTGCCGTACCTGACGCTCCTCCAACCCCCCTTAAAAGCGAGACAGCGTAATCTCCCCGCCGCGCGGATTCCCCTGCCCTGTCTTTTGGACTTTCAAGCCTTCGCGAGACAATGGAGGCAGCGTAGCGCGGTCCTACAGTTGCGCTTGTATCAATCCCCATAGCCTTCATCTCGACATACGCGAAATCGAGTTGCTCTGCGGCATTCGCTTGTGAAATGTCATGCCCATATAACTTCTTGAAAGCCGCCTTTCTTGCTTCGTCGTGCCATTGGAAAAGCCCGAAAGAAGTACCCTTGTCTCCTACGGCTTTTGGATTCCCGCTACTCTCTGAATTGACATTAGAAGCCATCGCAGCGGCCCACTCCTTGCTATAGCCCCGATTCATGTAATAATCTTCCACATCTTTCCCCGTCAGTGTAGACTTGGCGTTTAATCCTCGTTCGTCCGAAGGATTGACTTTTATTCCAAGTAAACCAGGCAACGTCAGGTGATTCCAATACCATGAAGCGGCCTTACCTGCTGCGTTTTCAGGAAGTTTCACTCCGTGCGCCGCTAGCCACTTCCCGAAGGCTCCTGTTGCTTTTTCGATCTTGTCTCCAAGCCAGTCGAAGGCATCTCCCGCCTTGCGGATATTTTTCTCGAATCCTGTCCAATCGAATAGGCTTGTTCCGCCTTCGGACCATGTTTTGTAATCATCCCAAAGCAGCAAGATCGCCGCTCCAAGGGCCGCGACAATCCCCACCACGGCGAGAGCGGGAGCAGCAGCCACAATAGCGCCCGTCAAGGCCGTCCACGCCATACCGACGACGCCAAGGGCTGTTCCCAGCGCGGCAACGCCAGCAAGGGCCGCTGCAACCCCGACAATGATAGCTACAATCTTCTCGTGACGCTGCGCCCAAACTCCGATCTTCTGGAGAATGTCGAGAAACTTCTCAAGGTGCGGCGTCACCTTGTAGAGCAGGTCATAGCCGATCTTGACAATCAGCAATTCCAGATCGGTAAAGCGGAGTTTCAACTGTGCCGCCGACTCGGCCTCTTTCCCCGTAGGCCCGAATCCCTTTGTTCTCGCCAGTGCCCCCTGCACGGCTCCCGGCCCTTGCAGTATCAGATTCATCACGTCTTCGGGGATTCCGCTTGCCATGCCGAAGCTGAAAGCAACCTTGCGGTCCATGCCTGCGAATCGTTTCGACAGATCCACCATGATCTGATCGAACGGCTCACGAAAGTTTATGCCCAGGCGCGCAAAGAGCGGAAGTAGTTGAGGCATCTTCCCAATCAGCAGTTCTCCAGGCATTCCCGCTATCGTCCGCATGAAGTTCTGAATCGAACCCTTGCTGCCGCCAATCTCTTGTGCCGCCGCTCCCCACGCAAAGAGCTTTTGCGTGTTCATCTCTAGATTGCGAGAGAGAAAGTAAAGCTGCGTATTCGTTTCAATGGTGTCTTTGACGAAGGCGCGAACAGCTACAGTTCCGCCGAGAACAGCGAGGAATGAACCGAGTTTTGCGGAAAGGACCGTTAATTCTGATGCAGTCTCTTTGGAGGCTGTACCGATTCCCTTTACACCATGCTCGGTCTTCGATGCGGATTTTTCCAGATCGGCTAGCTTGCTGCGAACACCGGGAGCCTTTGCGTCAACGTCTTTTGAGTCGAGTCCGAGCGTGACCACGAGCGAATCTATGATTGTGGGCATGGTCTACTCCCTCTCGTTTTCTGAATCTACGGCGATGATTTCCAGAAGATTATGCGCGTCCTCCTCGCCGTAAATCGTTTGCAATTCATTCAATGTCGCCAATCGTCTGCCGACAATTACCCCTATTATTTTGGGGACGTTCGCGTACCCGGCTTGTGCTTTCCCGCCTCCAGCGTGTTGCCGAGAGATTCCGAGAGACCGGCGGCGAGCGAAAAATCCAGATGAAGTTTCAGTACCTCCCATTTGAGCATGAGCAACGTCTTGACTTCTTCGACCTGGCTCTCAAACAGCGGGTATCCCACCTTGACCTGCGGCTTTTGCGGATTAGGAATGAATTCAACGCACTCCATCAGTTCGGCGAGTAGCGGCCTGATCGAAACAGCGTCAATCGCAAACAGCTTCTTGAGGCCAATTTCCGCAAGCGCAGCCATACCCAACTGCAAGGCTCCGTCAGGAATATCCACGTTGGCCGCTCCGAGCGCAAGCATCACGCGAATAGCCCAGTCTTCCGCTTTTGTCGCGGCCATCTCTGTGAGCAGGAACGTCTTTCCTTTATCCCTGCCCTCAGAGTCCAATGTGTAGGTACTGGTTTTGCGCATAGTGCCCTCCAATTTAGCTAGCTGACTGAGGGCTGAATTGACGCCCAGTTGATCGAAAATTCGCGCATTGTCAGAACCTTGCCTGCCGATGCAACTGAGTTGTAATCCTCCAACGTGCCCTTATTGCACACGTAGGACTCGCCAGTTGCGGGCAGATCGATAGTCGCCGAGATATAGTACACGTCGCGGGCCGCTCGCTGTGCAGCGAAGATCGACTCAAAAATCTGGACGCTAGGAGAATCGGCCTGGAATGCGAATGTCTGCTTTACGGGGTTGAAAACCAAGCCCGCTGTCTTGCGGCCATCCACGCCGATTTGCGTTTCAGTGACCACGACAGCCGCTGTGTCCCATGCCTTGTCAGCCGAGTATCCCTGGAGTTGCACGGGAGACGGGAAAAGCCCCGCGACTGTCATGCTGACTACCGAATTTGCAGAGGTGATCGTGCTTGCTCCGCCCGTCACCGCGTTCGTAAATGCTCCCATACGTCACCTCTTAAAGAATGTCGATGCTCGAAAGGCTGAAATTTTGGACTGCTCCACCATCTGCGTACCATAGGTTCAGGATCGGCGTTTGTCTTGCATTCCTCGCTTGCGCACCCGGATCGAGAATCTGCAAGTAGTAGCCGTTGGATTGAATCGTTCCCGCCACGCTTGCGCCAGCGGCATTGTTTACCACAGCGGCTTGAGTCGATGAAAGTGTGACGCCGGTCTGAATCACGCCAGCATTGAGCGCGTTGTTGATTGGCCCATCAAACGTCACTCCGCCATTGGCTGTCGGCTGACCCACCAGGGCTGCGCGAATCAGTCCGTAGCCAGTCGGGTCATAAGGAATATCGTTCACCGCCGTGTAGAGATTGAGTAAGGCGAGTTGGAGTTGTGCGCTCAACCAGATTTGATTGACGTACTGATCAGCCCACGGGAACGCTCCTGGCATATTGCCGTTCGAAAAGAACGTGAATCCGGCATTGCGCGATGCAAAGGCTCCGTAGCAGTTATAGCCGTTTGCAAGCAGATTCGTGTAGGTCTGGAGGTTTGCGCACGTCGGAAGGACCGCAGCCGCCATAGCCGATTTCCCAGCCAGCGTAATGCGCCCGTTGGTTTGTGAGAAGTTGATGGAGGCAATCATGCCCTGTACGAAGGCCGCAGTGTTCAGAACCAGAGGGGCAAGCGAACCAAGAGAGGGATCGCCACCGATACACATCACGCCATTGTAATTGTTTGTTTTCGCTACCACTCCGAATGGTTCGGTTGCGTTCTGAGTGCAGGCCAGCACGTCGCTATCCCACATCACCGCGAGATACTCATCATCCTGTTCGCTGAACCATGCTGCGAACAACTCCTTGGAGGCAAGAGAGGGTTCGATAAGATAACTCATCGTCGCCCAGTTCTGGGAAACCGCCACCACGTTGTTCATGGCGCTTGCGGGGGTATCAGCGGCAGCACCCTGTGAAAGCGTTGCTCCGGTTGCTTGTGTGAGGTACAGATCGGCAGCAAGCGTGCCTGTTGCGTAGGCGATAGTCTCCGTTGCTCCGGTCAGCGTGCTTGTGAAAACAAACGTACCTTGCACCGCGTTCCACGTCACCGCAAACGGAGGCGATGTGAAAGCAGCCTGAATCGCTGCCGCCATCAGGCTTTGGCTTGCAACTCCAGTAAGATTGATGGAGCTTGATGTCAGAGGCACACCAGCAAAATCAATGGTCAGCGTTCCACTGTAGCCTTGGAGCGTAGCCAGCGGAACAGTTGCTAGAGAACCAGAAGCAAGCCAACCGGCCCGCGCCGCCGCGTTGAATGGTGCAAACAGGATTGCCGATGGCAGTTGTGTGCTGTTCACATACCCAGCAAAGTAGATTGACGCGTAAGCATATTCAGCCGACGATGGCCCAAAGTAGCTTGACACTGCTGTTGCGCTGGCAAAGCTAAGAACTTGCCCAGCGGGCATCAGGGGGTTTTGCGTCAGTACAAGGCCGCTCATCACTAGCCCTGCCCCACCAGGACTCAATACGCCGGGGATTACGTTTGCAATTTGCGAAGCCGGGATCGTCATCGTTTCTCCTTATGCGTCATTCCCTTATTCCAAGGGACTTGACCCTTTTTTGCAGTTGAGAGCTTCTCTTTGGAACCTTCCGACATCGGGCCACGTTTTTTCCCCTTGCGGATAGCCGATAATTTAGCTTTCGTTTCCGCAGAATGAACTTTCCCGGTATTGGCAAGGATTACAGCATCCATGCACGCCTTAGAAGGCTTTTTGCCTTTATTAGCTAGGGATGTTTTAAGTTTTGTTTCCGTAGTGACGATATGCCCCATGTGAGACGCTGACATTTTCATCTTCGTCTCTTCGGAGTGAACCAATCCAAGTTGACCCTCTCCACCTTTAGTCATGTTGTATCCGTGACCTGTCGGGGCGTACGTTCCGTAGAATTTGATGTAGTGTTTCTCAAGATCGTTCAAAAGAGAAGAATCGCACGACGCTACCTCTTCCACGGAAAATTTTCCTTCCCCATGCTTGCGTATTGCGCGATAGAGTGCAGTATTGACAAAACCGGATGCGTTTCTGAGATGCTGAGCATATCTGTGATCGACAGACAACTCCGTCTTGCCAACATAGCCCTTGCTGTTAAGGAGGTTGCGGATTAGATAAATGTGGCCTGTCATGCTGTCACACCCTTAACGATGTTCATGCTCAGTATATCAGCACTCTGGAGCGGTACACAGATCACAGGGTTGTATTGAAGCATCATATTCAGAATCCATCTTCGTTCGTATTGTTCCTCTCCCGTAATCAGCGGTGATTCGTTGCCGTCATCGCAATAGAGCGGCGCGATACCTGCCGGGAATTGCGCGGTGGCATAGGGCGTGCGCCAAACCGTCTTGACCGCCGCACAC